CAGGATTCGCGTTTTGCTGTATTTGCGGCAGAGCTCAGCGACGGCAAGCGCACCGCTAGCGCCCTGATCCCGACCGAAGTCCGCAATGGCACCGTGCTGCTGCCATCGGTTTTCTTTGGCGCAAACTTCTCCGAGTTTAACAAGGAAAATCTCGGCAGCTGGGCAAGCACCGGCAGCAAGGCCACGGTCTCCGCTGTTGGCCTACTCGACAAACTCAACAACCTCGCTGGTCCAGCTGTTGTCAAAGCTGCTGCAGACGCCTGGGATGCCGACATCGGCGTCGCCGGTGGCACCGGCTTCGATCTTGGCTCTCTTGAGTCGCCAGTTCTCTCTCCAGCTGAGCTACCGACCGAACTCAGTCCTGCTGCGAAGCAGATGGGTGGAGCTGACTTTGAGCAAGTGTTCAAGGAGGCTACCCTGAAGTGTGGTCCCGAGAAGCTTGCCTCTGCACGCCAGATGCTTGCAAACCAGCTCCGCTTTGCCAATGTTCGTCATGACAAGATTGTCGTAGAAAGCGAAATTGACAATGGTCTTCGTCTTGGCACCCATATTCGCAGTGCATCCGGTAAACAGTACATCACTGTACCGGTTGAATTCGATGGTGGCAATGTGCTCCTGCCAGGCTTCTTCCAGGCCGGCAATCGCGTATGCGAATTCTCTGACTCCGCTCTGCAGCGCATCGCGTCAGAGTCTGATGCATCTTTCAATGCCGCCGCATCTGGCTTTAAGAGCCTGGGCTTTAACGATCTCTACAAGATTGTTATTAAGAATGCTCAATTTGGCAACCTAGCTGGTGCCGAAGAGGCAATGGCAGTGATTCTGCAGGAGCACGGCGAGGATCTTCACCGCCAGGCTTTCCAGGATATGGTTTCCGTTATCCAGAAGAGTGCCACTATGGAGCGCAGCGACCTCGACAAGTATGCCGATGACCTCGCCGCTGGTGGTAGCGAAACTGCCAATTATGTTTCAAATCGTGTAAACGCGGCCATGCTTGGCCTACTGGACTGATATATGCTGAAAATCGCAAAACTTGAGCAAGAAATCAGCAACCTTGATGGGTCTGGCACGGACGAGGATACCCTTGCCGCCGCAGCCCTGGACTTTGCTGCCTATGACACAGATGATCTGCGTCGTGTTGCAAGCCTCGTAGTCGGGTTTGCAGATGCCCTTGATGCTGACGGTCACCGCGTGGCGGCGGATCGCCTGGATCGCGTGCTAGGCAAGTTTGCGGCAAGTCCAGAGGCATTCTGGGATCCGCCAAAGCGCCGCAGCACAGAAATGCTACCGCCAAACCGCTCTGCGATTGGCGATATCGGCGCCAGCCTCAGCACCCGCCACTCACCCGACTTGCCAGGGGTCCAGCTGGTTCGTGTATCGGATGGCGTTTACCGTGATCCGGTAACTGATAAGACTTATGATTTTCACAAGGGATTCGTCCTAGATGACGGAACCAAGTATGTCGGAGGGTCGGTGTCTGCACAAACACCGGCCGGCAGCGAAAGATTCCGGCCACTGCGACAACAAATCGAATTCGGCAAGTGATTTGTTACCGGGGCCCAGGCGGGCCCCGGGTCATTTGTAATATAAATCATGGCAACAAAAAACAAAATCCTTGGACATATAGATCGCGATATCATCATCAAGATGCTTTCTGACGGAGAAAGTCCTCAGAGTGTGGCTGACTTTCTCAAAAAGAAATACCCTGGCAAGCACAATGCGCACCTGAACGTGCACTGGCGAACTGTACATGATTTCCGGGATCGCTTTATGCCCTCCGGTAAGCTAAGCAAGATTGCCCTCCAGGAGAGCGAAGTTCCGCGCTGGGCAAAGGAAAATGCTGAAATCAAGGCCGAGCTAATAAAATCATCCGCCTACCAAGAGGCTATTGCGAAGCTCGCACAAGAGGAGATAAACGTAAAAAAGGAGCTTGTCCAGCTTCTTACGATAATTAAAGGCCGTATGGAGTTCTACTACAATGAGCTGCATGCCAGTGGCAAGATGGATGAGCGCAACGAGAAAGTGCTACTAGAGCAAATGAAGCTCCTCCTATCTATCTTGCAGCAGCAAGACAAGGCTGATACAGCCGCTTCAGTCCAGTCAGCAGAAGTAAGCGTAAATATAAACATCGTTCGTGACCATGCAACGGTTATCCGTGATGCAGTGCGCGATACCCTCGATAGCGTAGATCCAAATCTAGCGATTGAGTTCATGGAGCGTCTGAACCTGAAGATGAAGGAGCTCGAGTACACGGAGACCACCGGCCTTATCCCTCTTGGTGGGAGGATCAATGTTTAACTTCACAGAAGACAAATTTGATAACGAGATGCTGGAGTGCTTAAAGGGCATATCTGCTAAAGCGGAAAGGTGTGGAGTTGAATCGCGGGATCTAGTAAAGTTCCTCTTCCTAGATAGAGTTTTGACAGATGCCCTCAGACACCTAAATACAAAGCTATCAGAGTCAGAGTACGAAGATCTGTTAAGCCACTTTATTAGGTCAGAGGTTAGTACGCTAAAAGAAATAGCGAAAGAGCTAGTATCTGTCTTAGGCAAGAGCAAAGATCCTAATAAGACCCTGTCCTTCTCTCTTGGTAAAGAATTAAAGAAAGAAGCTTACCCTATACGGGTAGATACAGCTGTATATACGGGTATTAAAAGGAATTTCCCCTCTCTGGCGTCTCGGGCGGCAAGCCTTATATCCTCGGGCGTTTTAGAGGCAGACGCGATTCGTAGGGTGATTTCTGACCTAGACATGGATGACCGCTTGGCCTTCCTTTCCTGGTATGGATTAAAGTACAAGTCCGGTAGGAATTTGGGCTACCTGAGTGCTCAGGAGGACGTTTTGATTAAAAAAGTTGCATACGGCCCCGAGGGCTCAGATAGTGCATTCGTCTACGAGTTCATGCGCAAGCAGCCTGCCCAGGAGCCCCCTGTTGTACAGCCGGCGCGTGACCACCAGACTGACCCGATGTCTGCAGAAGAGTTCAAGAAGATGCGCGACAAGATGGTCGGCAGGACTTTTGCCATTGACAAGCTGCTGGAAAAATATCGTCACCTGCTCAAGGAAGAGCAGTTCGATGCAGTCGAGGATAGCCTCAATGTTCTTCGCAAGAGCATTCGCAAGCTCAAAGTGGCAACTCTTCAAGATGTTATTGAGAAGGTGGCCTTCACTGCGGAGCAAAATGATTGGTTCGAGGGCGCCGACGTAATTCGCAAGATAGCTGCCCCGGATGAAACGTTCGTAAAGGTTGCTGGCTCCATCTCCCGCCCAGACGACCTAGAGGCTGTTCTTAAGTCGCTTGAGGAGATCTCAGCGTTCCTCCGCCAGCGCGCGATTATCAGGGAGCTGTCAGCCAGGGATATTGATATCTTTAATCTTGGCTTCGGTCATATGCCTGAGATCGGTGACGCCGCTGCAAAGCTGATGGAGGCCTTCAACGGCTCAGCGAATAAGATCGATGATCTTGTTGGCAAGCTCCGCGCAGAGCTCCAGCAGCAGACCGCTCCAAAGATGGCTCCTGCTGTCGTTAAAACGGTCGTCAGGCCGCAGGATCTTCCGCTCGTCAAGGCACTCGAGCCAGCACCTCCGGAGGCATCTGAGGGCACTACAGAATTAGCTGCACCAGATGCGCTACCGCTTGCACCACCAGCATTCCCGCCTAAGGTTTGATAATGGAAACCGTTGCCTCTATAATGAAGCAGGTAGCATCATTGGCAGCAACCAATGGTTTGCCTAGGCCATTTATAGTTGGCGGCGCAGTCAGGAATATGATAACTGGAGCTGATCCGGTAGACTACGACATTACCTGTGGCAGCCCAGATAATCTTATTCTGGCAGACCTGGTTGCGGAGTACTTTGGAGTGCCGATCTACGAAACAGGCAGCGGCTCCAAAAAGATGGTTGTGGAAGGAATAGAGCTGGATTTTAGTCCACATGTGCTCTACACGGAACACAAGGATGGATCATTCGCGTCCGAGCTATACAGCCGAGACTTTACGATTAATACGATGATGATCGCCTGCGACGACGGTCACTTCGTAGATGTTTGCGGTGGGCTGGAAGACTTAAAAAGCAAAACTCTGCGCTGCCCGCTGACCCCAGAAATCACGTTTCGCGATCCTGTCAGGCTCCTGAGGGCGATAAAGTACATCGCAGAAGGAATGCAGCCAGAACAGCAGCTTGAAGACGAGCTGATCAAGCAGTTCCATAAAATTGAAAAGATCAATCACGGGCATGCCGGTAGGATTATAAATGATGCTATCCGCAAAAATCCTGAAATAGTTAGCTGGCTGTATGAGCGGGATCTTATTAAACACATACCTGTCACAAAGCTCGTGATGAGAGAGCTGGCTCGCCAGAGGATGCTGCACCATGTCTGATCTAAAGCGCTGGAAGCAAAACATAATAAATGAAGCTCTTGCCCTGCACAGAGATCATGGGTCTGGCGCCGAATGCGTTATTCGGGCGACTGCCGGCTGGTCGGAAGACCATCCGCTGACGGGCGACGACGCTCGCGTTCCGCCGTTTTTTAGACAAAATTATGACTATGGCTCGGGCGAGGGCCTCCAGGGCCAGCTGGATGAGTATCGCAAAAGAGCCGCGAAATCGCTTAAAAAGCGGGTGTATGAGGCCTATGCACTTGATTCCGCAATCCCAACAGAGGCTTATTGCGGGAAAGAGAGAAATCGCAAGTATTGGAAGTCTGCCGGTTCCAGCAAGGCAGTAAGAGATTTCTTGAAGTACATAGAACAGGTGTCATGTTGAAAAAGCTAGCTGTTATCCGGACTCCGGATGGAATAAATCGCTGCCCATTTGGTCTTGGCATTCAGGTGGCTTGTCGCAATGCCGGCGATTCTGTCCTGCGGATGGAGGCACTGGCGAATGTCGACCCAGAGTCCAGGGATGTGCAAAAGCAGCACAATGTTGCTGTTTACGCCATGTACGGTCAGGGCCGGTGTGTGTTTGCGGACAAGCTTGCCGAGAACGGCAGGGTTGTTCATTGTGATTATGGCGAGCCGGGCGCCGGTATATCTGACTCTGCTATGGACGCTATACAGGTTTACCCACGCATGTTCGGAGCCATGGGCATTCATGACTATTATAGCTACCCGCTGGCCAGCTATTGGGACAATCCCGGCAACGCAAACCTGTTTGACGGCATCTATGGCTATGCCAGTCAGGATGATGCTGGGCTAATAATAAATGCAAATTCTACGGAAAACACAGAATTAGTAGGCCCTGATCTGAAAAAAACACAGCAGGTCCTAGACGATTTGTTCGCTGATGAGGAAAACAATGAATGACGATCTTCTTGACATTATCAATGATGACATCCTGCTTGGCGAAGGGGATGATGACTCCATGTTCGAAGTAGACATTCTTCCTGGCTCGGACAAGTCGCTTGATCGCAACAAGGACGGCGATGAGGACGAAGATACCGACTGGGAGCATCACGGCGATCACAGCAAGTTCCTGTCTTACTTGGCTCAGAAGATGGACGCGATCCCGCGCCACAAGGGGCATACTACGGTTGGCTGCGAGCGCGCTATTGCCTATCTAAAGCGCCTCGATGCCGAGATCAGCAAGGCTATTCGCTCGGACGAAAAGAATATTATCGACGAGGAAGAGGCGGAGGGCATCCGCGACAAAATTTACGACTACGTTGCCCGACTAGAAGAGGCGCTTGAGGGCCTTGCCTCCAAAAAGTCACGCCGCAAGACTGCGGCCTTTAAGCTGTCCTCGTCCGTGTTTACGCGGATTGGCGCCGATGGCGACCCGGCCTACTACATTCGAGCCGAAACTGACGGTCAGGAGACTCTGCTGCCGGTAACTCTCGAAGAGCCATCAGACATCCAGGTTCGCGCCTATATGGAGTGGGAGTCAGGTCAGTTTAAGAAAGAGGCCTCATCTGCCCGCATAGTGCTGATGGCAGACCCTTTCCTCCACGAAATCACAAATATCATAATTCGCTCACATGTGACCTATGGTCGCAATATCGAAATAGTTTATCGCGACCTGGCGAAGAAGTATGGCTTCACTGATCGAGACCACCTATCAGTCCACTCACTGCTCCGCGAGAAGGGAATGCTGATTGATCGCGATTTTAGCCGGATCGGAGAAGAGGTAGAGGTCGGCACCCAGAGCGTAGGCAACAAGTCCTATCCAGCCTGAGGCAAATATGACCATTTGGGATGAACTGTATAAGGATCTTGTTAAAAGCGAGCTAAAGCAGGACGGCCTTAGTGCCGAATCCGGCGAGCACTTCAAGACCGTCGAGGCCAAAGTAGATGAGTTGCGCCGCAGGGTTTGCCTTGACTCCGCTTCACACCTGACCAAGCAAGCATCCCTTAGGAAGCAGGCATCTGCTAGCTTTAAGCTTGTTATCGCAGGGGACGTCGAGCATGGTCTTGCCGAGATCAAGTCATATATTGCAGGCCTAATAGACCTACGCCGATCAGGCATAGACGGGCTGCAAGTCATGGATGATGTCAAAAATAAGTTTGCTCACAAAGCAGAGCTTGTGCGAGAGCACAAGGCTGAGCTAAAGGATTTTATCGAAAAGCTGCTGTCAAAGTACAAAATCGAGCTGCCTGCCCCTGTCCCAGTGCTGTATAATAAGCCTGAAGGCAGCGCCTCAAAAGAAGATAACGAGACTTTCGAGAATATATCCGACAAGCTAAAACACTGAATGTGGCATCAGATTGCAATAAGTCCGGCTTCAATAGCCGGATTTATGTTTATGGAGAAAGCAGATGGTAAGCCCTAAGAAAGTCAAGGCATTAACGTCAAAAGACATCTTCAATGAAATCAAGAGAGACATCTCGATCATTGATCCCGTTAGCTTTGCAGAAAATAATCTGACCATAGACGGAAAACCATTCGACCTATCCGGGTCAGGATGGAAGTACATGGCAGAAATATACCGGGCAGTATCTGCTCAGGTAGAAAATAAAGAGGCCAAACCGATAGTTCTGCTAAAAGGCCGCCAGGTCGGTGCCACCATCATGGCCGGAGTACTTAGCTTGCATATGGCTAGCTCTGGGCTGTATAGCACTGAATCTGGCAAGCCACCCATTCGAGTGATGCACGTTTTCCCAGATCTCAAACGCTGCGGCGTCTATGCAAAAGATATTCTTGCAAATCTGATTAGCGGCGCCAAGGATAATTACGTTGGCAAGCGAGCCTTGAAGGTTACCAGGACGGTGGACCTAGAAGACACGCAGACGCAGAAAAACTTTATCGGAATGAGCAAGATTCGCGTCGACTCGATAGGCAAGTCCGGCGACCGTATTCGTGGTAGTACGCAGGATGTTTTGCTTTACGACGAATGCCAGGACATGACCCGCAGCGCTATAGAGAACACACTAAAGGTTCTGACTGCAACCCCATACGGTGCTCCTACCAAGGGCGTCCAAGTATTTTTCGGCACTCCCAAGCACTCCGGGTCTTTCTTCTGGACAATGTGGGAGGATTCAGACCAGCGCTTTTATCAGTTGCGGTGCAAACACTGCGATCATTACTTTTTTCTTTATAATCTGGAAAATGATGACTGGAACGAGATCTGGATCAAAGAAAATCTAATCAAGTGCCCATCATGCCTTAAAACGCAGGACAAGCGCGAAGCGGTCGATCTTGGTCGTTGGATATCGACCAGGCCGACAAACGCCAAGGGCGATCCGCAGAAGTATATAGGCTATCACTTCAACATGATGCTCAGCCCGCTGTTCACAAAAGAAAACGTTCTCGAGTACTGGCCGCAGCACAATAAAAACGCTTCAGAGCGAGCATGGCGAAACGAGACAAAGGGGCAGTTCTATTCGGCCAGCGAGGTTCCAATTACCCTTGAGGAGCTGTATGCCACCGCCCTGGACGAGTCCAGGGGCGTCGCAAAAAGCATAACAAACCCAGCAGGAAAGAATTTTTTTCTTGGCATGGACTGGGGCGAGAAGGTAGAGTCGGACGCAGACCTAGAGGTTAAGCGCGGCAAGTCGTTTACCTGTGCAGTTATAATGTCGGTTGATCATACGGGCGTGCTGACCGTAGAAAATGCCGTAAGGCTAAAGAAGAATGACCCAGACTACAAAATGAATGTTGTCCGCAAGCTAATAGCTGATTTTCACATAGACCAGTCGGCCGCCGACTTCTACTATGGTAATGATTTTGTTCGACTAGTGCAGCACAATGAAGGGCTTAAGGACAAATTCCTCGGCTGCACAAACCTGAGCAACTCCAAGCGTGCCTTCTCGTATGACGAAAAAGACCTAATGGTAGGCGTAAACAAGGATCAGGTCCTTGATGAGATATTTGCACTTTTTAAGCGCGGTAGAATAAAGATACCGGCAAAAGGGGACAGCCTCGAGCTACTGGGCTGGCTTGTGGATCACATTACTTCAATGGAAACCCACACTAAGACGAAAGATGGCATAGTGCTTAAAACGTACAAGAAAGGAGTTATCCAGAACGACGGACTAATGGCACTGATGTATGCTTATACAGCTTACAAGTTCATGGTAACTCGCAAATTTACTGAGCAGAGTTCCGAGGGTGTAAGCAAAAAGAAGCAGGATGACGTAGTCGTTCCCATCGTTGGCTATATCCCAAGAATGCGTTGAGGTAGAATATGGTAGATAATCACAACAAGTGGGGAACTGTTGATTGGCAAGCTCCTCCCGAGCCGCTCGCTCTTGCATCGCGGCCGGATGGCAAGACGCCATATCGACCACCGGCTTATTCCAATGTCTCGGTACCGGAGCGTACCCGCGAACTTGCTATTAGCGAAGCGGCGCTGCGGTCCCTTGGACCGGAGCGTCGTGCTCAGGTCGAGGAAGAGATTCTAAAAAAGAGCGCCGTTGGCGGCGATCCTCGGATTGCTCTTGGTACTGCCGTTGCAGCGGGCAAGCAGAGCCTTATCAAGACTGCTGCCGCCTCAGAGCTAGGCGGCCAGCTGCACATTGCAGGTCGTGGCAACACGACCAATATGATGCCAAATCTGTACTCGCCGCTATTCCTGACGGCAAACCTACAGCTGCCGCGTGACCGCATTACTGCAAATGCATGGAATCGTGCGTTTTATGAGACCAATCCTCTGGTTCGAAATGCCATAAACCTGCATGCAACTTATCCGATCAGCAAGATGACCATCAAGTGCAAGGATAAGAAGATCGAGAGAAAGTATCTCGAGATGGCAAAGCGAGTTGATTTATTCAACGTGGTACAGCAGGTGGCGCTAGAGTACTGGATGATTGGCGAGGTCTTTCCATATGCCGAGTATGACGAGACTCGCAATATGTGGTCAAAAGTATACTGCCACAATCCGGACTATGTAGTCGTTAAGCGCACGCCGGTACCTGGCGAATCGATTATTGCGCTGAAGCCAGATCCCAAACTGCTGCAGATTGTCCAATCAAACGACCCCGTTCATCGCGCTTATCGCGACAAAATGGATCCGGGCCTGCTAGATGCAATTGCTCGCAATGAGTACATTCCGCTGGACAACTTTAACATCAGCCACCTGAAGAACGAGTCGACTGCATACAACACGCACGGCTCTTCCGTTATTGTTTCGGTATGGAAGGATCTTGTTCTGTGGGATCTATTCCGCGAGAACAAGTTCATTCAGGCTGATGCAATGGTCAATCCAATGACCTTGGTCAAGGTTGGTGCATCAAATGCAGATGGCCACTATCCGCGCCAGGAAGAGCTAGCAGCCATGCGAGATGTGTTCGAGCACGCTCAGTATGACAAGGATTTCAAGGTGTTTACTCATCCGGATGTCACGATTGAGCGGGTTGGCTTCAATGGCGGCATTCTTGACATCTCCGCTGACCTAAACTTTATCCTGGACAATATCTTCATTGGCCTAATGGTGCCCAAGGCAGTCATCACTCAAGAAGGCGCCTCATACGCGTCGGCCTCCGTGGCACTAGACGTCATTCGACAGAGGTATAATAACTTCCGTACGAAGATGACTAACTGGCTCGTAAACAAGATCTTTGCGCCGATGGCAGAGGCTAATGATTTTTATGAGACAATCGACGGTCAAAAGCACCTGGTACTACCCGATGTAGAGTGGAACCAGATGACCCTGTACGATGTTGATACATACATCGGGCACCTGCTCAATCTTATGGAAAAGACTCCTCCTACCGCTCCTGTTGGAGTTAGTCGCGGCACCGTGTATCGCAGCCTTGGCCTGGACTTCCAGGACGAGCTAGCCAATCAGCGCAAGGAGGCTATTCAGATGGCTATTCTTGCAAAAGAAATGGCAGCGATTGCAAAGATGTCTCTTTCAGAACTGCGTACGCTTGATCCCGATGCACCAATCATAGAGAAGGATGAGGCACCTCTCCCAGGTGTAGGGGCAGAGGCCGCACCAGAAGGCGGAATGCC